CTAAACCAGATTCAGTAATAGCCTTATCAATAAGCAAAGGCAGAATACCGAAAGTCTTACCTGCCGATGTTCCACCTTGTACAACTCTTTTACGAGCCTTTAAACGACTCATCTTTTTTATTGCAGTAGTTACTATGAATTCATCCATAAAGTGTCTTAGAAGTCGCCTAACGAGAATATAGGCTGCTCATTGTTTAATGTAATGTCTTTAGTTTCTTTTGGTTTACCAGCATAATAGTTAAAGTACAATTGAACAAATTTAAAATCACCGTTTTCTACTCCTTCTTCTAAAGCTTTATACGCCTTATCTTCCATTGGTGATAACCTTTCAATCATTGCTATCTCCTCAGCTTTACCAGGTCTTCCTCCTTTGTTTCCTATTGTCCCTTTATTGTTTGATCTCTTATCCATAATCAGTTTAAATTAGTTTACTAATTATTCTAAAAACAATTAAAAGTCTTTACTGTTAACCCTTTTGATAAATCTACCTTGATTATCATGTAGCGTTATCTCTCCTATATCAGATACTAGATAGTTATTTACATGTTGATTAATTAAAGATTTTATTACTGCAGGTGGCAAATTATATCTACCACCATCTCCTCCATGTCTTTTATAATAATCATAGCATCTTTCTATCTCATCTCTTGTCATAGATAGTCATTCTTAGTTAATTGATCTTACCATTTTAACCATAGCATCTAGTCTAGTATATATTAAGTCTAGTTGGTCTTCGTTTAATCCTCTTAATAGATCTTCCATTCTACTTGCTTCTATTTCTGTTTCTCCTTTTCTTTCTGCTAATAGATCATTGTATTTTGCTCTTAGTATTCTTATCTCGCTTGAAAGATTGTTATTTATTTTAACTACTTCAGAATAAGATGCTCTATCTTCTAATACAGGATTCTCTTTAAAAGTATAATAGATCTTGTTTAGATCAGGTCTCTTTGCAGCTTCTCTAAAGTTCTTTAGGTTATGTAACACTGAGCAATGATCCTTGTTTACATGTGATCCTATCTCTTCTAATGATAAGTTAGTTAGCTCTCTAGCTAGTTTGTAATATATTGTTCTAGCAAATACATATTCGTTAGTTCTTTTCCTTTTAGTTATATCTATTCCTAACTCTGTGTTTATGTAATCAATTATCTCTTTTGTCATTTTGTTCTCTTAATAAATTAAATAACTTGTTAAACTTTGCAAACTCAATACCTAACTTTATTCCAGCGCAAGCTAAATACTCTTGTTGGTTTTCATAATGCTTCAAGTGATCTTTAAGTACATCTAAAGATGGATCATCAACCATTGTAGCTTCTACTGTAAAAAAATAATATAGTTCTTTATCAGTCCATTCTTTCATTATTCATTCTTTACAAACGTTCCATTTTCCATCTTACCTGATCTCTTTGATATTACATCGTAAGCTGATTGTACACAGTCTTCTATGTTAAGGTTTTCTATCTTAGCTAAGTTTGTTAATACTACTACACAATCTCCTATTGCATCTATTAGCTCCTCTCTATCGTTTTTTAATATTGCTCTTGCTAGCTCTCCAGTTTCCTCTAGTAATTTAATGTACTGTGTCTTGCTATCTCCTTTCTCATATATACCTCTTACTAAAGCCCAATCTCTTATCTTATCATATATGTTTGTAGGTATTGTTGTACCATAGAAATTCCATAGAGAATTGTTATAAATAAACATACCCATATTAGGGTACATACTTTTAACCGCTTTCTTAGATATAAAGTCAATTACTTCTTGAGTAACCTGTACTGTTCCTAATTCAGGTAATACTATTTCTTTCACATCTAAAAAATAGTCTTTAAAATCAGCTCTTTCTTTTGTTCCTTGAAATGTAATTGTTGATGATGTTACATGTAATTTTTCCATTTGATTTACTTTTAATTGGTTATAAGGTACTCTATCTACTTTGTACCCATATTCTATTTGATATTTTATTTCTAGATCAGATGCTTCATCTAATGATTTTGTTTTATCTAGTATCTCATATTGATAATGTCCTTGCTGTACCTCAACTCTTCTCTTAATGTTATTAGTACAACCTATTTTCTTTATACTTGGGATATGGTAAATGTAATACATTATTTCTTATTTAGAAAATTATTATAGATATGTAAATTGTGTGCAAAATGAAAGTATGTACCTACTTCAATATTAAGTCTATTAGAAACCATCTCCTGTAACTTACTAAAACAATACTGATCATTGCAGAAGCCATACCATAGATCATTACTTCTCATTAATACGGTCATATTTAACTTACCTTCTAATATAGTAAACTGAACAGCATAGGTACAAGGTGTGTCTTTTGAATAAGTATCTATTTCTTTACCATCATATATAGATATAACAGCTTGTCTTGTTTCTTTGTTTGATCTTAGTTGCTCTATTACTTTATCTAGTTGGTTATTCCTTTTCCATTGCCAACCATAATTAGATCTAACATTACCTTGATTATCCATCATGTTTTTCCATATAGGAGCAAATGAAGCTATATTCTCTGCATTTGGATCACCAGATAAATACCAATCCCATTCTCTTTCAGCATAAGTAGGATTCCATTTCCTGTATTCAGTGTCTATATGATTATCTAGAGGATTCAACATCTCAAATCCAACGTTAAACATTGCTTTAGTACCACTAAATTCCTTACCTTCTAAACTAACTGTTGAGTAATAATACTCAAATGCTTCTTTTGCGTTCTTAAATACCATATTGCTTAAAATCTTTTAGATCGTTCCAATCTCTATACGAATGTACTAATTTTTTTTCAATTGTAGGCATTGGTGCTTCTCCTGCTACACTAAAAAACCAATCTCCTTGTTCTCCATACTTATTCATGTAGTCCCATCCTTTTGAATCATAACTATTCTCACAGTTAAATTCACTAGGAATCAAATCAGACTTAGAATTAAAAGGTTTATGATAAGAAAAGAACTTTGCTTTACCTAATTCACCTTGTTGAATATTTCTAGCAACTGCAACAGAACTAAATTTAGTATCAGGCAATGCTATCTGTAATGTTCTAGTTAGAACTCCTGTAGATATAACAGACCACATCTTAGATGGCTTCTCTCTGTCTTTAAAGTAATCATAAACAGATCTTACTCCTCCTGCTATTACGTCTTTGTGATTCAATCCTAGTGGAATGTAATATGCTCCAGTTTTTTGTGCATATTTTTTCGCCATTACGTTTGCGTTAGGCATTGCAGCTATTCTAAGGAATAAAGGCTTAGCTCCATACTCAATACATAAAGCTTGATGATCACTGATTTCTTTAGATGATGGCATTATTAAAGTAAGTGACAATCCGTATCTCTTACATAACCAACTCAAAGATATACCAGCAAATCCTCTTCTAGGTTGTACGTATACTAATTCTTTTACACCCTGTTCTACTAATCTCTGTATTAAAAACTCACCAGATCTAGCTTTATATCCTACAGGACATGATTGAGACTCATCTATGATATTAAAACCATTAGACTTTACTACATTAAATTCACCGAATGAAGATTTAAAATCCTTAGTTAGTTCTAGATAATCATCAAGACGATAACCATTAAGGTCTTTGTTCTCTAATCCTAGTTGTTTACTTACAAACATTGTTTCTATATTTAATATTATTATTCATTTTAATATGATCATCAGACTGAAAATTATCAATGTATCTGATAAAGTCACAAGCTACGTCTTCCATATCATAAGGTTTACTTATGTTTCCCGTTAAATCACAAAGGTATCTAAGTGCCTTATCTTTATTCATCTTAGGTAGTATCTTATCTAAACATTTCTTTGCGTTACTGCCAACATAAACATCACTGTTACTATCTACTAATCTAGGATAATACTCAGCCATATCCATTGCGAAAGCTGTTAAAACAAAGTTCTGTCTTTTATATCCTCTATCCATTAAGTATTTATTACCAGCATCTACAATAGTTTTTATACCTACTTGATCACCTTTGACTACAAATGTAAACAAATAGTTAACAAAGTCAATACTTTCTTTCTTAATAAAATTATTTAATCCACCTTTAATCATAGGTAACAAATAACCTTTTACATCACAGAATCCTTTATCTGGTATATTATCTATCCATTCCTCTTTGCTTGTAATTCCTTTAGTGAGTAGATCTACTATCCAAAAATTACCAAAACCATGTGATCCAAATGGCAATTCTTGCTTTGGCTTATAGTTAATACCAGATCCACATAGCCTAAACAAATAACATAACATGATAAAATCACTGTCAAATATTAATTTGCTTTTCTCAAAATAAATACCATTATTCTTTGGATCATTCTCTTGTTTCTTTACAGCTTCTAACAAAGAACTAAATGCTGCATATTTTCTATTAACTACATCGTAAATAGGAACGTTCCAAACTAGATCATCATTAACATCACTTTCATTCCAGGTTTTACCTTCAAACTTAAGCTCTTGCATCTTCTTTGCTTTACTGTAATAATCTAAAAATTGATCTATCATGATAATTCGTCTATATATTTATAAGATGCTGGTCTAATATGAACAGATTGCTTTGCTTCCATGTGATAAAAGTCTAATCCTTCATTGTAATCAAAATCCCAAGTAATAACATCTAGGTTTAATTTTTTAGCTATCCTATCAAGTAAACTATTAAAGTAAATTACGTATTCAGTTCTCTCTTCTTTAGAACCAAAGAAATTTTCACCTTTGTATTTACCTGTACCTGGAATCTTTCTGCTCTCATCCTCTATAGGTATCAAATGAGTTAGAGTTACTTTAATACCTCGTTCTTTAAGATTAACTAGTTGATCATATAAACGTAAAGATAGGTCTTTAACAGCACTTCTTCCACCTTGTCTATGAATATGGAATCTAATATCTATATTACCAGCGTACAAAACTAATTCTTTCGTGTTATCATTAATAAAACTATCCAAACCTAATTTTAAAAAGCCATGTAAAGTTTTACCATCGTTTCTACTAACACTATAGCCTGGTCTATATACTGATAAAGAATGGCTATCTCCTAAAACTAATTTTTCATTTACCTTAGATAGATCTATTACCTCAGGAACACCAAAAGTAACGTCCAGGGTATTCAATTCTTTTCTTTTACTCAATAAAGCATTGTAATCCACTTTAGAATTAACCGAATAAAGTCTACCCTTAAATTTAGATAACTTAATTAAAGCATCTACTTGTCTTGGTTGTACACCACCAAAGAAATTAAAGACTCCTTCTCTATAGTTTACACCTTCATTAATAATTATAACATCATAATCATCATAATCACATCTGTTATCTAATACCTCTACTACATCGTGGAATTTTCTTTCTAAAATAGCTTTACAAACTAAAGTCCAACCTGCGTTGTGTGAGCTCAACCTAGTACTAAGGTTAGTTATTACTCCTAACATTCCTATATTCATGATCTGTTTTGTATATAATTATTTAATGAACCTAAATAAGCTACTGCATCTAGTAGATTATCCTCTTTATAACTGTAACTATGTCTTGATAACTTAAGCGCAACCATGATTGCGTATACGTCATTGGCTGTTATATCTTTACCTGTCATCCCTTTGGCTATCATAGCTGCTCTTTCCATACCTTCCTCGAAAGGTCCGTACATTCTTTCTTTTTCTTCTGCTCGTAAATTAACGATCTTGTTTGCTTCTTCTAAAATATTCATATTGTTCTTAGTTTTAATAAATTATAACATTCTATGTATCTCTGTTTTGCTTTTCCTTTATGTATCTTTTTAAATAGCTCGTACATTTTCTTAGTATACTGGTATCTAGTAGTACAGTTTTTCAAATACTTCTCAGCAAACTTCTTACCGTATCCTTTACAGTAGTTAACATTGTCAGCTGTATCGCCAATGATCATTTGCTCATAGAAATTATAGATAGCATCTGATTCAGTTATATCATAAACGCATTTGTGTTTAATATGGTAGTTGTACATCAAGCAAGGAAATTGTTTATAGTCCTTATCAATACTTACTATCATCACATTGTCTCTACCTATTGAATTAGATAACTCAAACCAATACTTAGCAACTACATCATCAGTTTCTACTCCGTAACCATATATAGAATCATAATGATCTTTAACCCATTTATGCATTTCATTTAACAAAGGTGGTTTTGGAGTATCATTCCTGTTAGCCTTGTATTTATTAGTTATTAATTTTCTAAAGTTACCTATAGAACCACTAAAAACCTTTACCTCATCTATCTCATATAGCTCCTCAATGTCATTTATTACTTTCATAAATACCTCATCAAACTTAGCTGTAACGTCCTCTAAGTTATCGTAGTAGTTAGAATCTTCTGGATTTTCTCTTTTCTTATAGCAGCTTGAAAATATTAAACTATCTGCATCAACTAATAAAACCATTATCTGTAATATTCATTAATTACCCTGTCTTCTAATTCCTTTACTACATAGTCATCAACTATATCTGTAATATCTTTGTCATCTAAAAGTATTTCATATATTTCAAATGATTCACAGCTACCACTAAATTCATACATGTGTGGCTCCTCTTCCTCGTAGTTACCTCTTACTATAAATTCTAAGTCGTTGTACTTAATCCCGTAGTCTTTCATTTCTGTTGTTTTAAATAAGTTAATACTTCCTGTAGATCTTTAACTGAATAATCACGCTCATACAATTTAGCTATGAATACCTGATTTTCTAATTTTAAAATGATTTCTTCTTTTGTCATTATGTGTTTGTTTGATACAAATATAAACGTTTTTTAAACAATATAAGCACTTTAACAAAAATTTAACAAAAAAAAAGAGACAATTAAATGTCTCTCGTTTTATCCCTTAGTTCTTTTAAGTATTGAATTTCCCGTTCAATATAGTCTTTAGCTTTATTTAGCTCTCGTATCTCATCATCTTTTTTTCCGCATCTTAAAATATACTTAACAACATTACCTCTATTAAAATTAAGTTTGTAGTCTTGTATTATATCAATAACATCATAGTCTCCTGTTGCTTCGTAGTGTATTTGTGTTCCTCTCATATTAATCTATCTTTAAAAATTCAGCACTAGCATGATCTTTAAACCATTCTTTGTTTTCTTGGTATTTATCTACTACAGCACTAATCATAACCAACTCATCAATAGAACTACCCTTGATCTTGTCCACAAGACTCTCAATCTTATTAAGTATATTAGTTACCATTTGAG